ATAAGAAACCTGAATTAGACCTTAACCAGAAATTAGGACAGTTAAACGCATCGGTAGCAAAAGCTGTTGATGAAGGTGATGGTGAAGCAGTAGCTAAACTACAAGCTCAATCCCAGAAGTTAATGATGGATCATATGGCAGAAATCGCTAGTACTACTAGTATAGCTGCCGCCTCTCAATCTACTGAACAATTACAGTTAGATGAAATGATAGGAGCTCTTGAAGCTCAGCACGGTGTGCTGGATCAAAACTCTAAGCAATTTGATAGTGAAATCAGCGAAGAAGTCGTCGATATGTATGACACGTATCTGCGTAGTGGCAAATTTAATCGCCCTGATGCGATGGCTAAAGCGGTTAAATCTATATTAGGATCAGATATCCGTGTCAATGGACAAGGTGCACTCACCACTGACATTGATAAAAACATAAAAGCAGCAGGTAAAAACCCACCTTATACTGGCGATACGGGACTGGATTCTGATAGAGCTGGTATTACAGATGATCTATCTGGGTCTAAATTATCAGACTCAGAATTTGATGCTCTGCCAGAATCAACTAAAGCTCGGATGCGTGGAGATTTTTTATAGAATCATGAGAACACTTCAAGAGCGGTTTGATGAGAAATACATTAAAATCTGGCAGTGGCAAAATTTTTATTTCGGGAAAAGCGGCTGCTGGTTGTGGACCGCCAGTTTAAATAATGAGGGTTACGGGAAAATAAGAGTAAAAGATAAAATAAAAAGCGCCCATCGTGTTTCTTATGAGCTACACATTGGTAAAATTCCAAACGGTTTATGTGTACTTCATGACTGTGATATCCCAGCCTGTGTTAACCCAGACCATTTCTTTCTTGGTACTGTTCCCGACAATAATGAGGACAAAGTAAAAAAAGGTCGCCAAGCAAAAGGAAGTAAGGTCCACGGAGCCAAACTAAACGAAGCTGATATACCAGAGATTAGAAAAGATTTAAAAGAAGGTAGTTTAACTCAGCAAGAGATTGCAGCTAAGTTTGGTGTAAGCAAAGTGCAGATATCCCGTATCAAACTCGGCAAAACCTGGGCTCACGTTTAAATGTAGATTTGACAAAAGCGGGACGCCTCTGCTATAAATATAATTTCGGTGCTTGTAACGATAGACAAGCCGAGAATCGAAACCTCGATAAAGAGTCGTTGACGAATTAACAGCACGAGACGCTGGTAAATAACTTATTTATTTTTTTCAGATACGGAGGTATCGTCAATGGCCTTAACAAATTTTGCCGCGTTGACCAATGAACAGCTCACGGTTTGGAGCCGTGATATGTGGAAAGCAGCTCGGAATAACTCGTTTATGAATCAGTTTTCGGGTGATGGTCCGAATTCCATGATTCAACGAATATCAGAACTTAAGAAAACCGATAAAGGTGCTCGAGCAGTTCTAACTCTTATTGCAGATCTAGAAGGTGATGGTGTTGCCGGTGATCGATCTTTGGAAGGTAATGAAGAAGCGTTAGTTTCTCGTGACCAGGTAATCCGAATTGATCAGCTTCGACATGCTAATCGTCACGAAGGTCGTATCGCTGACCAAAAGTCAGTTGTAACCTTTCGAAGCAATTCTAAAGATGTTCTTTCATATTGGCTTGCTGATCGTCATGATCAACTTGCTTTCTTAACCCTGTCAGGTGTGTCTTACACGCAAAACACCAACGGTGCTACTCGCGTAGGTTCTGACTTACCATTCCTAGAATATGCAGCGGATGTCACAGCTCCTTCTACCAATCGGCATCGTCGTTGGCAAGCAACGAGTAAAACATTAGAGGCTGGTGATACTAGTGCAGTAATCGCTACTGATACTCCTGAATGGGCAACTTTCGTAGAAGCGAAAGCGTATATGAAGGATAACTTCATTAGACCTATCAAGGGTGACGATGGGCAGGAACTTTATCATGTATTTATGTGTCCTCGAGGGTTTGCGAAACTGAAATTGGATGCTGATTTCCTAGCTGCATATCGTCATGCATTACCTCGTTCAAAGGACAATCCTTTGTTTAAAGGAATTACGACAGGCATTATGGTTGATGGATTAATGTTCCATGAATTCCGTCATGTTTATAATACAACTGGTTTAACCGGTGGTGTTGATAAATGGGGTGCAGGTAACGATGTTGAAGGTCAACGTATTATTATCGCTGGTTCTCAAGCTATGGGTTTCGCTGATATAGGTGATCCGTACTGGGTTGAGAAAGAGTTTGATTATAATAATCAGCCAGGCATCTCGGTGGGTAAAATGAGTGGGTTACTAAAACCACGCTTTCACTCTCAATTTAACAATAGTGTCGAAGATTTCGGTCTTCTTGTTTTAGACACCGCTATTTAATTTAGGAGTAATAGAACAGATGATATATAAAGATTCAGGTCGTCAATGGCCTATTGCTGCTGAAGTTTCATTTACTTATGATCCAGATAATGGAGGTCCAGCAGAAGCTATCGCCAGTGCTGCAATTGATATTCCTACCTATGCTACCGTTATTGGTGGTGGTGTGATTGTCGATGTTGCTTGGGATTCAGCTACTTCTGCTGCATTGGATATCGGGGATGATCTTGTTCCTAATCGATATTCTACTTCAGTGGATTTGAAAGTATTAGGCTATACATCATTGGATCTGGATGGTTTTAAATATCCAGGTCAAAATACCATTGATGTAGTACTAACTAACGTTGGTACACCTACAGTAGGATCTGCACGACTTGTCGTTCAGTATGCTATTGAAGGTAAAGCTAACGAAACTCAGCCAGTACAAGCGTAATGTATAAGGCCTCCTTTACGGGGGCCTTTTTCTTTAAACTCTAAGGAGTAACCCTATGCCCCTAATGACAATGAACAGAGACTTTATTATTAAGTCTACTATTGGACCCGTAATACGATTTGAAAAAGATATAGCTAAAGGCGTACCAGCGTCTTTATATCAGGAAGCACTTAAATATGGTGCTCAGGTAGTAAATGAAGAAGATAAAATAGAACAAGTAAATAAACCTGGAAAAGAAACACCTCAAGGCCAAGAACGGTACGATAAAATTAAACAAGCTATCCAACAGTTACTCGTGCGTAATGAACGTGGAGATTTTACTGGTTCCGGTTTACCTGCTATTCCTGTATTAGATAAATTGTTAGGTTTTACTATAGACGCTAGCGAACGCAAACAGGTATGGGAAGTTGTACAATTAGAAAATTCTGATGCTCTATCTTCTAATGATGATATTCCGGGTGTAAGCACCGGTGTTGAGGGAGAAGCGGTGGGTTAATGGCATTAACAGTTGAAGGTTTTATTGAACAATTTAGATTAGATACGGATGATCCTGAATTAGGAGGATCCGATGAAGATTCACTATGGTCTAATGATGAGATTATTCGGTATGTAAATTTAGCACAGCGGGCTTTTGCAAAAGAGTCCGAAGTGCTACTTGATAGAACAACAGTTGTAGTAACGCAGTATATAGTTAATGCCCTTAATTCAGATGTAGCACTTAATCCACTCGTTATAAAAATTCGTAGAGCAAAGTTATTAACAACTAAACGACTTATAGCTATTAAAACGCTTGAACAAGTTGATTCGGAATTTTCTTCCGCTTGTGATTATGGTTCTACACAAACAGGATCAGCTGATTGGGAAGATATAGTAGGAACTCCTGAAATAGGAATTACTAATCTTGAAGCTAATGTATTACGTCTGGTACCTATACCTGCTTTAGATGATAACTTATCTTTAGTAGTAGTTAGATACCCCCTTGTAGAAATTTTATCTGATACTGATACATTAGAGATTATTGATGATAAGTCTCAATTAGCTATGTTGGATTATATGAAGTATCTAGGTTATCAAAAACACGATGCGGATATACATTCAAACAACATTGCAGATAACTTTTTAGCTAATTTCAAGATGAAAGTTAATGAAGTAAAACATGAATTTGTTAGAAAACATAAACCAACAGGTACTGTAAGGTATGGTGGTTTATAATGGCTAGACGATTAAGACAAGGTTCTGTACCAGATGGTACCGTATTAAAAGATAATAGACCTACTGAACAGTTAATTACTATAACTGGGCTAAAAACTAAAAGTTCAGATGTTGAGATAGGGTTTCTAGGTCAGAGTGTTGCATCCAATGTTGACATAACTCGAGGCGAGAAAGCTAAACGGCGTAAAGGAAGTACCAAAGTATATACAGGTACAGTTACTGCTGCGTATTCTAATAAAGATAAAATGTTTCTATTAGAAAGTACTGAACTCAAACAGTTACTTCCTGATTATACAACGACTACTATCAAAACCGGTTTAACGAATAGTTCTGAGTTGCATGCTTACACTCTAGGCGGACATGTCTATTATTCAAATGGATATGAAACCGGAGTAATTTTGCCAGGGGGGAGCGGCAGAACATTGGGTCTTACGAGACCTAGTTCTGTCGCTTTTTTATCTGCTTCATTCGGTAGGCTTCCTGCGGGAACGTATCAAGTTGCTACGACTTTTGTGCGTGACGATGGGCAAGAGAGTGGGGCTTCAGTTCCAGATAGAATAGATCTCACGGATGAATTTAATGGGATACTAATTAACTTACAATCTTCTTCAGATTCCTCTGTAGAATTCGTAAGAGTTTATATTACTACTACTGATGGGTCAGAATTATTTTTAGCAGGTGAAGTAGATAATGGTACTACTACCTATGTATTTCGCGAAGATACCAAACATTTACAAATACCATTAGTAACAGGTTGTTTAGATAAACCACCTGTATTCAGTGAAATAGATTTCCATGGGTCTAGAATGATCTATGTAGTTAATAATCTGTTAATGTACTCAATTCCTTTCTCTTATGAGTTAGTCGATTTCCGTCATAATTATATTCCTTTTGTAGGGAGAGTAACGATGGTCGGTGTAGTACGTGATGGAGTTTATATCGGTACTGATACAGAGACATTCTTTTTATCTGGAACAGATCTAGCAAATATTAACCAAGTCATCAAAGTTGCAGACTATGGAGTAGTTCCAGGATCACGCGTTTATGGAGATGGAAGTATAATAGGTGAGGGTCAAACAGAAGAACCTTTACCTATTTGGACAGCCAAGAAAGGAATCGTTGTTGGTTTGCCCGGGGGTTCTTTACTTAATGTTACACAGAAACAAGCTGACATAATAGAAGGATTAAAAGGTACTGCTCTATTCAGACAAGAAGATGGACAGAGTCATTATGTAAATGTAATACAATCATAAGGGGGCCAGCATGGCACTACGACTTTCAACAGGATTACGACAAGATTTACTTGGGACTAAAGATTTCAAGACAACCTTTACAAATTGTTATTTAGCTGTCTATGCGGGTACTCAACCTACATCACCAGATGATGCAGTCGTTGGAGCTTTACTCGCAGTTATCTATTCAGATGGAGCAACAGCAACAGCCGGGCTCGGATTTGATGCACCAGTAGCAGGGGTCATCTCTAAAGCAGCAGCAGAAACTTGGAGTGGTGTTGCTTTGGCATCAGGTACTGCAGGTTATTTTCGAGTGTTTGAATTTAATACAGACGCGGCTACATCATTAGCAGCTGCCATCACTAGTGATCCTACTAGTTCTAGATTAGATGGTTCAATTGCGGTAAGTGGTGGGGATTTAAATATTTCTAATACGACCATTACTTCAGGTGCTGTTCAAACGATTACTGATTTTGATATAACACTACCAGCGAGTTAAGGAGTGGCATTATGCCATTTTCAGGTGCGGTAACACTACCTTTACTAACTGCTACAGGCACTATATTTGTGCCCGACAATTATTCAGGTGCGGTAACACTACCTTTACTAACTGCTACAGGTACTATGCCTGGAGCAGACAGTTGGGTTTTAGCTGCGCCAATACCTGCGCTAACAATCAGCGGAACGCTAGTAGGTGGTAATAGTTTTGCTACTGATATAAATGAAACTTTTCTACCATCGTTAACTATAAGTGCTTTTGATAGTAATGGAAGACTCGATGAAGCTCTGCCCGCATTAAGTATAACGGGTAGTATAATTGTAGGAGCTAAAGCCAGTCTCAATTCTACTTTACCTTTATTAGAGTTATCTGGTTCTTTCGACAATGCTAGTTCTAGTTCAGTTTCAGGTTCACTGACTTCGTTATATTCCTCTGGTTTATTATTAACGGGTAGTGTCCTAGATACTCTTATCGCAGAGATACCTACTTTAGAAATAAAGGCTATAGGTGTAACAGGTAATTTATTAACTCTCACAAAAGATCTTCCGGCGCTTACACTAGAGATATCTTTCTTGAGCGATGGTGTTGCTGTATTAAATAAATCTCTACCTGCATTAGCAATTATAGGGACGATAATAAATGGGCAGCCATTTACAGCTTCAAGTTATTCAATAAACACAGAGAATTTTGGATTATCTGAATACGCTAACTTTGACTATATATATTTAGGAGAATGTGGGAATAAGTTTTTCGGTATTAAAAGGGACGGTGTATATGAATTAACAGGTGCAACTGATGTAGGTATACAAATAGATGCCTCTATTGTAACTGGACTTTCAGATCTAGGATCTGAAAACTTAAAGCGTGCAACTAAAGCTTATATTGGTTATACCTCTGATGGAGATATGGATCTCAGTATTATAACTGATGGAGAACCCGTAGCACGTACTTATGAATTACGAAGAGAGAATTTTAGTTCTGGTCAAAAACATGCTCGTGTTCCCCTATCTAGAGGTTTAAAATCTAGATATTGGAAAATAGGAATACAAAATAAACTAGGCGCTGATTTTGAAATAGATATGATAAGTTTACTTGCTGAACCTTTATTAAGGAAAACATAATGGCAACATCTGACGAAGTAATTGACCAAGCAAACCAGTCGATAGATCTTTTCACAGCAAGCACTAATGATTTTATTGAGTTGCTGCAAAATTTTGCTGCTCAAGACATTATTCAACCTGAAGTACGAGGAGGTAGAACTTATAGAGTAGGTTCATCTTCTCCCCAGATGGTCGCTGAGTTACGCAGCAGTAAACCAAAACGACCGCGAGAAGTTGATTTTATAGCCCCAACGGATGTAGGCCCCGCACCAGATAACTTTAATATTCGGGATGGTTTTGCAGTTAATATTCCTACTTTTTCAGGGGTAGCACCTAGCATTACTATAGGTACTGCACCCACTTTAACTATTCCTGCCCAGCCAACTGCGCCTAGTGTTAATGATATTACTATTCCCGTAGAACCTACTATAGTATTGCCAGTATTACCAACGTTAGCTACTGTTGGATTTCCTTCAGCACCCTCTTTACAGATACCATTATTTACTGAAAAGTTTCCAGCAATAACTGAAAACTTTGCTCTTGAGTCAGATAGATTTGAATACTATGAAGAAGCTTATCAGAACGATGTGCTGGAACAAGTAAGCGCAATATTATTAGATGATCTTATTAATGGCGGTTTTGGTGTAAGTACTAATGATGAGGAACTACTTTACGAACGTCAGAAGGATCGTATTGTACAACAAAGCAAAGCTCAAGAGACTGAGATTATAAATAAATTTGCTGGGCGTAATTTTCAAATACCTCCAGGTTCTTTAGTAGAGATACTTAATTATAATACTAAAGATACCTATAACCAATTATCAGAAGCCAATCGAGATATAAGCACTCAGAGAGCAGAACTTTTACGGAAAGGGCGGGAGTTTGCAATTACGCAAGGCGTAAGTTTAAACCAGATGTTATTGACCGATTTTGGATTTAGACAAGAACGGTTACTTAAAGCTGCCCAATTCATGTCTGAATTTGCTATCACTGTCGCAGACTTTGAAATTAAACGCTATAACACTAGAGTGGCTGCGTATTCTGCTTTTTCTTCTGCGTATGAACTGCAAATACGTGCAGTACTAGCTCGCACTGAAATATTTAAAACAGAGGTAGATGCAGCTGTAGCTATACAAACTTCTAATAAACTTGAAGTAGATATATATGAGGCCCAGATTGGAGCGGTAAGTGCCATAGTGAACTTATTTGAGTCTCAAATGCGAGCGTCTCAAATAGAAGCCGATATAGAGAAAACACGTATTGATGTATTCGAAGCACAGATAAGTGGATTCACTGCACAAGTGAATGCGCAGAAAGTGACTATAGATACATATACTGCTGGTGTACAAGGTGAGTTAGCTAAGGCTGAACTATTCAAAGCCCAAGTATCAGCTTTTGAAGCAGAGGTCAGAGCTGCCTCCGCACAAGTTGATATAGAGCTAAAGAAAACAGATTCTGATATAGCTAAAGCTAATTTAGAGTTAGAAGGATTTAATGCAGAAGTAGATAAGTATAAAATAGAATTGACCACAGAGTTAGGTCGAGTAAATAGTTTGATGGAAGTATATAAAACTGATAATCAACGTTTTGATGTTATTATGAGCGCATGGGCAGCGATCGTTAACTCTGATACTGCTAATGCTGATTTATATTTACGTACCGCACAGAATGACCAAGAACTAGATCAAACTGCTGATCAGATACGTTTAGCAAATATCATTGAGCAAATGAAACTTAAAAACACTGCTGCTACACAAGGTACAGATACATATGGTACTGCTCTTTCTGCAGCTGCCTACTCCCTAATTATATTAGGTAAACCAGGCGAGGAATAAGAGAATGGCTTTAATACCTGAAGATAGATTACAGAAAATAACTGGATATTTCGGTAGAATGAAACATATGGCTGAATTATTTGGTGATAAAGTACCAAAAAATTTAAAGGAATTAAACCAGATAGCTTTTCTCAACGATAACCAGTTTCATAAGTTAATAAATAACTTCGGGCAGACTAGAAACTATACAGAAGCAATAGAAAAAGTGTTTGCTGGGGAAACTAAAGCTGCGGCTACCGAGTTAATTAATAAATCTGATGTATATAAAGATGTTAAACGTAAGGTAGAACAAGTAGCAGGTAGAGATAAACCTGTAGATAATAGAAAAGCACCTAATCCTAACAGACCTACTATTGAAGTAGATACACCTAATAGACCTCTAGGTACCACGTATCCAGAACAACCTGCTCCTGCTGCAACTACAAAAGCAGAACGAGCCGCTGCTGCTAAAGAGAATCTAACTGCTCGTATAAATAACTTAGATTTAGATGATCCTCGTCGTGTACAACAGAGGTTAAAGACTTTAAAAAATAATGAACTGCCGCTCGAAGTAGAAAGCACTTCTCCAGTTAGACAACAAGGCGTTAATAATGAAGTTCGATCTCTAGATGAATTACGTGACGCGCAGACTACCAGACAAGTTGAAGCTAGTTCTATTAAAGGCAAAACTAAAACTTTTCTATCAAATGCTGTAGATAAGTTAACTGCACCTCCTGTACATGCTTCCGAGTTAGAGGCTTTCAATAACTCTTTTGATCCTGCTCAAGCTCGTATTCTTAGCCCTGAAGAATTACAAGCGAAGATAGACAACAGAAATCCACCAAAACTTACTAAACCCTATACCATCCATGATGTTGCAAATGATTTAGGTCCTGAACCAAAACCAACGGGAGCTACCCGTATCTCGGATAGTAGTCATGGAACATGGAGAACTTCAGCAGAAAAAGAAGCTTTGTTAAAAATGCAAGCAGATAGACGAGCGGCAGGTGGTCTTCCTGTTAACAATGGAGATTTATCTACGCCTAGAATAGATAGAAGCAATAGAGGTGTTACTACTCCAACAATAAATGACGCTAGAAATCCACAATTTACAGGTCGACCTGATCCAGATATACGTAGTCATGGAGTTCCTAACAATCCCAACGTGACTGGTGGGAGTGATTTCATCCCTGATCCAGAAGGCGGAGTGTCGCGTCCGGTGGATGTAGTTGATCAGGTAACAGGCAATCCTCAACAAGAGATACACTTCGAAAAAAATAATCCACCTAATGCAGCTGCTGCTGATGGTCCTCCTACTGGAACAGGTAAAGATCGTTTCATGGGTAAAATTTTTGGAAAAAATATTCCTGGTGAGTCTTGGTGGCAAAAAGGAACTAGAGCCATTGGTAACTTAGGTAAGAATGTTTTCAAGGGAACTGTTGGTACAGGGTTAGATATGACCAAAGGAGCCATAGGAAGTATAGGAGATCTCGCTTCTACTGGAGGAAGAGCTGTTGGCGATTTGGTTAGACCCGTTGCTAAGTACGCACCTGCCCTTGATGTAGGTCTTACAGGGCTAAATGTATGGCAAGAAGCATATGATCAAGATCGCCCAGATAATAATATTAGTGTAGGCGGAGGTATAAATAAGAGAGTACGAAAAGCTATTGGAATTGACCCACGAGAAGAATCAAATGTTGCAACACCATGGCAAGATGCTGGGGATAGAGCTGTAGGCCATATTTCTAATATACTCGGTGTTGATGGTACCGCAAGTGATTGGTTAGTAGATAAAGCTACTGACATGTTCCGTGGAGAAGAAGAAGCTAAGATTAATAGCGACTTAGCAACACCGACTCATATCCCTACTGATACTAGTAGTAAGATGAATCAAATAATTCGTGATGCTGCTGGGCGCCCAAGTCAGTATAACAATGTTAATGTTGATAACTCTGCTAATTCAGATGGGTTTATCCACCCGACAGAACAAGTAACTAATACAGACGACCCCAATGCACAAGCTACTACTTACAATCCAAATAAACAAACTATACGCAGTGTTACAGGTAAGAGTAATTTGAATGATGCTATTAATAAATCTAACCAAGAGGGTGTTGGTGTAATTCGAGCAGAGAAAAATTTAGACGGGACTGACCCAACAAGTTTTACTGCTGATTCAGTTATGTTAGATACACGCGGTAAAAAACCTTTTACAGGTAACCAAATGCAATCATTAACGCCGAGAGAGATAGCGAAAGCAAATAGTTTATTTGAACAGGATAAATACAAAGACTATACACCTTTAGGTAGAGGTATAGCGTTAACTAGAGCGGCTAAATCACGACGAGCAGATAGAGAACTTGATAACGACGAGAGAACAACAACCGCATCTATCCGAACCGCTGCTGCAGCAGCTGCGGCATCACAAGCTACACGAACGGCTGCTGAACGCGAAGATCAGAGGGAAGCAGTGAATACCTATTACCATAAAGATACAACTAAGGATCATAAAGCTAGTATTGTTAGAACGTTATTTAATCAAGGCGTGCAGGGAGGAGACACAAGCGGATTAGAAGCAATTATAATGCAGGGTGTGCAAGACGCATCAGGTAGAGGATGGTGGGATACTATAAGAGACTATATACCCTGGGTTAATGGAGAACCTGATGTCCCTCTACATATGAAAGATCTTATGTTATCCGATGACTTTTGGTCAGGTATGAACATAGGAGTTGAGGGAGGAAATATAGATCAATCTGATATTCAAAATGAAGCTACAAGAGCGTACATCAAGTGGAGAACAAGGGCTCTTAACAAATAATGGCTGGAATATACGATCCAGTACCTTCGCCTTATCTCGAAGAACCTAAGCGAGGTTTTTTAAATAATTTAGAGTCTGGTTCAGAATCTGGTGTGCGGACTATACGCTCAGCAGGCAGAGGCGTCTTAGCAGCTGGTGGAGCGATAGTAGGCGCAGACGAATTTGCAAATCAA